GACGTGGGGAAATGCACCGGAAAACGCAAAATGGCCCGGCCACCCGTGAAGGTAACCGGGCCATTCGCGACCGGCTCTAATGGTATTTAGTGACTGGCTGCGCCATACGGTGCATACCGTCTATTCGGCGCGTGCAGGAATACGCGCCGTCGCTGAGCCGGAGACCTACGCCACCCGCGTAACCGTACAAATAACCGACGGCACCGCCGGGCGAACCGGACCCGTCCGCGTACCCGCCGCAAGTAGCCTCATGCTCGAATCGGGAGACGACCATACAAGTTCTACATACTGACCGGCGGTAAACGTGTAAACGAAATTCCACGCCGCAACAATGCGCCTAGCGGACTGCTCTAGGGTTAAATCCGTAGCGGTACGGGCAACGTCGGTACCGTTAACACGTAACCAAATAGTCGCGTCATCTTGTCCGCCGTCGGTTTTATCTACCTGCGCTGAAAACTGAACGTTATAGGTACCGGCGTTAGCGATCACGAGCCGCGACGTAGGCGACCCTACTGTTACGCCGTTGCTTTCCTCGGTCGTATTAAACCGGATCGGCGTAGCCGTATTCGCGGTGATCGTTTGCGTTGTCGAGTCGCTGAACGATCCGTAATAACCTTGCCACGTTGCGCCAGCCGGGCCAGTAGGACCGGAACCGCCCGCAGCGACGATAACGGGACCGGCAGACCGTACGACAACATCCGAAGACGCCGACCGTACGACTACATCCGTAACCCGGACCGTAACGTTGCTACTCATCGCGTAACGTCGTAGTCAATACGGACCGGTCCCGCGAGGATCGTAGTTTTAACGGTGCCGCCGCCGCTGGTTTCCTGTAAATCCCATACGCCCGTTCCGATACTTAACGCACCGGTCGTAGTCGCCGAAAGTGTGCAAGCAAACTGTCCGGCAGCTGCGTTCGTAATCGCACAAGTAAACGTAGCGATCGTGGAAGCGGCATCGGCGGTAGCTCTAATCTGCGCGGCATATGTACGCCCGGTGATATCTACCGGCGTGCCGTTAGATTCCTGCAACGTAACCGTTACCGTTTCCGTATCGCCGATACGAACCGAAATCGGATAGTAAGCCGGGGTAGCCATTACTTAGCCGACAGAAGCGAAGCGGAACCTTTAGCGCCGAGCGGCGCGGAGATAACCGACGTAAGAACCGACAGAACCGTAGCACCCGCCGCGATACCTGCGACGTTCTGCCAGTCAGCCGCGAAAAGGTCGAAACCTTGCGACGCGCCTAAAGCGAGTACGATCGCCTGCGCTGCGGATTTAAGCGCGCGTTCGGTAGCGTCGCGTAGCCATTGAATATTGAACATTAGTTTTCTCCGGGTGTAGTTAAGGGTACTGCGGGTTCGTCTTCGTATTCGTAGTCGTCGTCGTCTAGATCGTCGTCTAAATCCCATTCAGGATGCGGGAAAGTTATTATCGCCACGGTCTACCTTCCATCGGTAAGCGTTAGAAAGATGTACGGAAAGCCATAGAACCGACAACGCTACGAAACCGTAACGCGGTCCGGTCGTAAGCGAGTAGGTGAGCCACGGTAGCGACATACAAGCCGCGACGATAAGCCACCCGTACCAGCGTTTACGTTTCCCGACAAGCTGCGACATAGCGAATAAGCCGACTAGCTCGAAAGCGAACAGTAGCCACGGCCACGTTTCTTCGGTCATTCGTCGTAGTCGTCGTCGGGTTCTGTATCGTCTTCGGGTTCGTAGATCATAATTCCCCATAGCACTTCGGCGTAACCGGCTAGGTCTACGATTGAGTCGCGCATAAGTTCCGGCGGGTGTTGCTGCTCTAGTCCGTAGGCAATGCGCGCAAGCTTTACCGATTTCATAAATAACGCGCCTTCTTCGGGCGTTAATTCGATACCGGTAATAGCGCGGAAGATATCTACCACGCGGCCATAATCAGCGGCCGGGTGCGCGTAGGCAATTTGTCGGTCCCCATACACGAGCTTATGCGCGTCGGCGGTAATCGAGTCCCATTTAATTGTTTCGGGTTCCTGCGTACCCATTGCCTACCATCCTTCTTTTTTGCGGTCGGTCACCATGACCGGTGCCGAAAGTGTTATACCGCGCTCAGGGGTCACTAACCATAAAGCTTGCTGCGCTTGCTCCGGTCGGAAGTTAGAAACCGCGGCGTATTCGTCGTAGCCTTTTAGCGAACCGTTTACTATTAGACCTTGCTCCGGTGCGCTTATTAGTTGGTGCCAATGGCCCATAACCATAGTGTCAAAGGTTCTACCTTCGGCCGCGTAGCGTTGCGCCTTACGCGCGGACATTCGCATAATCGGCGACCATATACCGCCGATACCGCCGCCGCCCGTGGTCTGGTCGCCATGCGTTAGAAGATGCGTTATACCGTAAACCGGTACCCAACAGTCGGTACCGTCGGTAATGTCAAACGTTATAGAGTCGCTGCGTAGTTGTCGGGCGAGCATATGCCCTAGTAGATAGTCGAGGTTATCGCGGGCGCGTTGTTTGGTTCGCGGTTTGCGCGTTAACCGACCGTGATTACCGACCACTACGGGTACGTGCAGCTTGCCGAATTCGTCGGCGATCATTTGTAAAGCTGCGGCTATCTGCTCTGACCAGTAGAGAAGCGAACCGAAAAGAGTGTCTTCGTTTGTTTCTGCGAGATCGTGCAGCGTGCCGGTGAACATATCGCCGCCGAGCATCACTACCGCGCCGTCATAAGTGACGCCGGTAAGGTAATGCCTAGCAAGTTTTATAACGCCTTCGGCCCAACGTTCGAGACGCTGCGTAGCTATGACCCGGTTATAGGCGTTTAGTCCGCCTACTTCGTCCGGGTTAACTACCTCGTCGAAATGGGTGTCGGAAAGAATGGCGACTAGTGTCGCGTGATGCTTGCCGCGCGGTTTCTTAGGCGTCAACCATTTAGGCGGCCGCGTATCCGCTGCGGTTATTGCATCGTGAAAATCTAGGAAGCGTGTTAGTTCCTCTGTCTTCGCGTCGGACTGGTCTAGCTGACGGCGTAGCGTCGAATTCTCGCGACGTAGTTTTGCGTTGCGGCGTGCGAGCGCGTCTACGTCTAGAGCTACTTCGTCTTCGTTTAGTTCGTCACGAAATGACACAACGTAACCGATGCTTTCTAACGGCATTGCCGGAAATATCTAGACCGCGATTATTCAACGCGCGCGCGATCGGTTCGGTTGGTACTGTTTTGTCTGCCATGACCGTAGCGATTTCGGCGGCTTCGGTCGGGTCTAACTGTTCGAGAAGTTGGCACGTCCGGCAGCGTTGCCCGGTTCCGCGGTTCTCTTTTTTTACTTCGTCTGCGAAGCTCATGCCGTCCCCTTTAGGCGGGTTCACCATTTACGGCGACCGCGGTGGTGGATATTTTCGTGTCGGTCTAGACGTGTATCTAGATGGTCTACTTTTTCGTCCACGCGATTTACGGAAGTGTGCAGGTCTAGTAGCCGGTCGCGTACATCGGTTACGAGCGCGCGCCCTTCGGCGTGCTGTTCGGTGTTCTCACGGCGTAGGCGTACTAGTTGTACGATTGCGCCGACGACCGCGCCGAACGCGACCGTTACTACCGTTACTATCCCGATCCATTCGGCGACGCCGAAACCCGGACCGTCTACTATTGTCGTTTGAGCTTGTGCAAACATGGCACTACGCGACTAGTGCGCGGAGATCGTTTACGCGGAACCAGTCGCACCACGGCCCGGCAGACGGTGCCGCTTGCCATGATCCCCAAAGCTCGCCCATAGCGGCGAGCGTGACACAAAGCCGACCGTCGGCGGCGTATTCGGCGACAAGGTTAGACCCTGCGATACCGGGCTTTAATTCCATCCACGGGCCAATAGGTCCGCCCGGTGTACCCGACCAGCACGACACAACTTGCCCGCCGTCGGTGAGCGCTATGAATTCGTCGCGCTTGTCTGTATTAACCATATGAAACATATCGGTATCTTTCGTAGAAATCGGTCCCGGTGTCGGCGTCGCCGTACGGATTGCGTTTACTAGTAACTGGTCAAAGGTCGAGCGGTCCGGGTGTCGGCTCCACGCGTCGGAACGGTCAGCGGGCTGAACGGTCCCGTGGCAGAACAGACCGACGCGGTTAAGTGCGTCGGTCCCTATCCATTGCGCCGCCTCGTTTACGTCGATTCCTAGCGACTGCCATAGTTCGCGGATAGCTGAACCGGCGCGCGCAATCATTGCTTGCGTATTCGGGTCGTTAGGGGAAAGGTCCGCCGAGCGGCCCGCTAAACAGATATGCCACGTACGCGAATTGTATCCGGCACTAGCTACGCTGAACGTCGTAAAATTCGGTGGCACAAGGTAAACGGTTTCTTCGCTGTCCACGATTGCCGCATACGATCCGGGGTCGGAACGTCGCGCAATAAAAGCCGCTAACGATCGTGCGCTACCCGGTCCGGTTGCGCCTTCGGAAGTGTGAACCCCTACCGCCCATGTCGGGCTAGCGTTTCGCGACGTATAAAACTGTCGCGACTTAGGCGGATTATCTAGAAGGTAGTAGGTCATAGGTTCCTAGAACGTTTGAACGATTAGGGAGCGGCTCGAAAAGTTTACGTTACCGCCGGTCGAGCGATACTTAAGAATAAACGTATGCGAACCCGCGGTTAAACCGGTAACGACGCGCGAGCTAAAAACGTTTCCGGCAATTTGCGAAGACTGATTAGAAAGCCCGGCAATAGACGAAGATAAAATACCGTCGATATATAAACTAATAGTCGCCGTTTGTCCGGTTGCGTCTAACCCGATATACGCGCCAGCGGAAACCAAAACCCGCCCCGTCTGCGTAACGTCAATCGTGACAGTCGGCCCCGCCGGTGAAGAATCAACGTCCACGGTAGAAGACGTAGTAAACGTCGCGTTAATTTCTGCAAACTGCCACGGTTGCGTAGTGTCTTGCGCGCGCGGTGCGGTTTCGAGCGCACGTATACGCGATTCCATACTACGAATATAAGTAGAGAGGTCTTCGGGTAGCGGGATATCCGGCATTAGTTAGGTTCCTCTCCCAAGATTAACGAGACCGCTTCGGTTCCTTCGTCGTTTACGCTAACGTTCCATCCGACTATTCTACGGTACTGGTCGAGACCGTCCGGGAAACGTGGCGAAAGGTTCGGCGGGATAATGAGACGGCACGCGTCGCCCGTAATGTACGAACCGAATACCGGGTCTAGGTCTGCGCGTACCGTGATTTCCGGTAGCACGACCGGCGTAGCTACTGCCGTGATACGTCCGGCGGTGAGCGCGTCTAGTTGCGTTTGCCCGTCGGTACCGCGTGTACGTTTAGAAGCGGTCACTTCCTCTAGTAGCGGATAGCCGGGACCGCCTGACGTGCCGGGCAGAATTTGGAACGTATCCGCTGCGGAGCTGATGAGCATCGCGTCGCCTTCGCCGTTGCCGGTTGCCCATACTTTATTTGCTACGCGCGTGCCATCAGACGGCCACGTAAATTCGGTTACGTTGCGGCCTACTTCGAATACGTGACCGGATCGGGAGAAGTTACGGCCGCGACGCGGATAGGAAAGGGTTAACGTTTTGTCTACGGTGCCGCCGCTATTCCACGCGTACGAATAGTCATACTCAAAACCGGCGTCGGCTTTCGCTAGTTCCTCGATTACGTCGCCAACGGTCTGTAGTTCGTAGCGGTCTAGCGTTAACGTTACCGGCGGCTCTGTAAACGTCGGAGCTATTTCGCGTACTACCGTTACGTTTACGTTTCCGCCTTGCGCGTCTTGCGCTGTCGTTATGACGGTTTGCGCGATCGTAGTTGCCGTGGATGCGGTGAACGTTTGGTTATAGTTTACGATCCGTTTCCGCCAGTACGAACTATCGTCGGATGCGCGTACGTCGCGGGACTGGTCGCTATCGTTGTAGGCCGCTACCCAAATAATTCCGCACCATACGATAACGCCGTCGCGCTCGATAATGAGCATACGGCGGGCTTCGTCTACCGCATCGTTTAGGAGTGTCGCTAGTGCGCGGTTTGTTTCGCTGTTAGGTGCCGGAAGTGCGAGCTTCCCGGATGCTTGGCCTACGTCGTTTAGGCGTGCGCCAAAACTGAGACCGGCTAGCGGTAGCTCGGTTATGCGCGTACCGGTTCGAAGGTCCGCAGCTATACAACGATAAACGGCCACGATTCAAACGCTCCCGCTTGTGTAGATCATGTGCCTAACCAAGTCGCCTGAAAGAAAGTTGGCAAGCCGGAAGCGTTCGCGAGGACTTGAATGGTGCCGGTGCCGTCATGTTGGACACAAAGTTTGAACAGATCGCCGACAGACGCGTTATAGATCACTGAAAGATTGACGCGTGGCGCAAGGAATGAGCCAGAGTTCAACGCGCCCTGAGCGGCGATGGCGTCGGCCGATGTTGGTGCGCCGCCACCTGTGGCTTGGCGGGTAATGAAAGCAGTTTTATTTTCACCACTAGCAATGGTCGTCCAAGCGATGTTTGCGATAAGAAGCCATTTGCCCGCATAGCCAGTAGGAACCGTAAAGGTGTTCGAGGCATAAAGGTTGCCGTGATCGTAGGTTTCGCTAGCCAATGAAACGACGGTAAAGGTGTTAGCCGTGATGGTCTGCGCGCTTGTTTTCGTTACAGAGAAACCGGGGACAGGAATACGCGCTTCACGCCACGCCCCATCGGTGTAGGTATAGACGCCCTCGGTTCTTGTGCCGGAATTCAAATAGTAAACCTGACCTTCAACCGGTACAGGAATAGCAATATCGCGAGCCGTTGTCGTAGAGAACGTAGGAATTTTGCCGCTCTGATTCGCGATTGTTCGAAGGTCCGTAATATCCGCCGTATTTATAGCGGTGTCGCCAGCGGCGACCGTGATACGCGCAAGAACTAGCGCGTTAGGAAACGAAGCTAGCGAAGGGTCCGCGGGAGACGCTGCCGGTGTACCAGTAACAACGGTAATACGTGCATCGTCTGTAGCACCCGAATAATACGAGTCGCGAACCTGAGCAATAACTAAATCCCTACGACCGTTCGTAGCGTCAGCTGCCGAGATCGAAAGGTTAACGGTGCCGTCGTTCCATACATGGTACGCGCCCTGATTAGCGTTCTGCGTTCCACGAATAAACGCGCCACCCGCCGCAACGTTTACCGACATATTCGGGGTACCGTTTTGCGTAACCTCAAAATCTGTAGCACGAACAATGCCATGCGCCGGGTCACTCGACGCGACACCACCCGCAAACGAACCGGTAACCGTACCCAACATACCGCCGAGCATTAACCGGGTTTCTTCGGCCGGATGCGAACCCGCCTGCAAAAAGATAGGGACACTACGAACAGTCATAACTAAACCTTTCTATACCCACGCTGAGCGGAAGGTAAACGAAACAGAACCGGAACCGGAAGTACCTGCCAGCCGTACCGTATTGTCACCCGGTGCAAGCTCCCACCATGAGGAACCGACGACAAGCGACGAATAACGCGAAGCCGTACCGTTAAGCAATACGGAACGATCTAAAGACGAAACGACCAGCGTTTCCCCTGCGGCTAGTGAAATAGTAAACGCTATCGCCTGCCCGGTAGTGACGTTCTCTAGGACCGGGTTAACGATCGGACCGGCAATAGTCGCGACCCACGGCGCGGCAAACTCTCCGGCGTTAGTGGCGACAAACTGCCCGCCAGTAACCGCACCGCCAAAAGAAAGCGGAAACGTAATAGGAAACACTAAACCGGTACCGGAAACCGAAGCCTGCGAAACGGATTGCGTAGTAGCCGCCTGCGAATAAATACGCGGGTCAGTCGCCCAAAACTCAACCGCCGCGGAACCATGCCCGAAGAAATACGAACGGTCCACCGGCAACGATAAACGCCGAACCCGCGCCCCAACCTCGATAGAGATACCGCCAGCTACGCCGGGAATTTGGAACACTAACGGCAGTTCGTCGCCCTGACCGGGAACGAGCGCACGCGAAAAATCAGACCATACCGTTTCGTCCGGGTGCGCTGCGACTACCTCGACCTGCGCCATAAGTGAACGCCCGCCGAGAAGATCACTACCGGCAAATAGCCCGTGAGCGCGTGCGCGGATTTGGTCACTAGTCCGAATTTCGGGCGAGTCATGCAACCCGGTTAGCTGCGTAATCTGATACGGCGAACCGTCGCCGCCGATCGTTAAACCGTTATACGTAAACGTCCAGTCGCTAGGCATTAGCCCGCCACCTTCGTGGCCCATAGGACCTCTTTACCGATTTCGTACGGTGATGCTTGCGCGTTAGTTACGTACACGTTTACGGGACCGCCTGACATAGAACCGCCCGACGAAAGCATTTGCTTAGTGTCCGGGTTTGAGAAGATGCGTACGCTAGACCCGATTTTATAGCCAAGCTCCGGGCCTTGTTCGCCGACGATAAACGGACCGTCTGCAACCATGCCGCCTTTCGCATACATATTCGAAGCCGCGTAGATATCGCCTAGCGAAACGTAACCGGTAACCGGGTCTTTAACGCTATCGAGATAAGCTAGGCGCGCTTTCGCTTGCGCCATATCCAAATTTACGGCGACGTTTACGGTCTTGCCGTCTACGGAGTCGGCCGCTGCGCCCACGGTGAGAATGTCGTAACCGACACCGCGCGCCGCTTCGCTAGTGGGATCGAAACCGAAACGCGTTAAATCGTTAAGCTGCGCGGCTAGTTCGGGTGCGCCTGCGCCGTCTAGGTTCGCTTGCTTTAGTTCGATTAGGTCGCCCTTTAACCCGATAGCCGCTTCCGCGTTTGCTAGCGCAGCGTCTTTAGCCTCTTTCGAGTCCGGCCCGTACTTACGAGTAGCTTCGTTAAGTTTCGTTTGCGCGTCCGTTACCGCTTGCTGCGATTTATACGCCGCAAACCACGGGTCCGTTTGCGCGCGTAATTCGTCTGCCAGCGTTTTAAGCGACTCGATTTGCGCAAGCGTGCTATTAGTCGCTTTACCCGCTGCGATAGCTACGCCGTCTTGGACCGTTTTATATATTTCGGCTTGCGTAGCGCCCTTGTCGTACGCGTCGGAAGTGTCATCTAAACCGCGCGCGAGCGTCTCGATTTGTCCGCTAGTCAATTCTCCGGCGTCGGCTAGGCGAACCATTTCAGCGGCTACGGCGTTGCCGCCTTCCGCTAGACCGCGTAGACGTTCAATTAACTGTTGCCCGCCTAACTGATCCGCGTTAAACCTAATCGCTTCCAATTCGTCGCCATTTTTAGTAATAGCGTTCGTGAATAAATCAACCTTCGCGGTAGTGCCGTTCAAAACTTCGGCCGCGCCGCTGTCGGCTAGTTGCTTCGTAATTACCGCGGCTACGTTTCCTTGAATCGCAGACGTTTCGCTATTGAGAGCTTCGGTAAAATCTTTAGAACGCTGCTCGTTTTCGGCTTGCGCGTTTTGGTACATCGTCCAAATAGCAAAACCAATAGTTGCGGCAGCGGTCACGCCGAGAAGCGCGGGAGTAACCGCACCCGCTAAACCGCTAGCAAGTTTCGCGCCCATATCCTGAGACGCACCAAACTTCGTAGCCATCTGACCAATACCGATAGCGACGTTATCGACAACGCCACGGAATATTTTCATAGCCGGGCCAACTACATCGCCGAACGTGTCCGCGATTTTAGTAACTAGCGGGATAGCGCCGAGCGCAGCAGTACCGACACCGCCGACAATAACGACCGCGTTCTTAACGGGATCGGGTAACGCGCTAAACGCATCCACCGCAACGCCCACCGCATCAGCAATAGCGCCGATAGTCGGCATAAGCGCCGTACCGATACTCTCTTGTAAATTGCCGAGCTTCGTTTGTAAAGCCTCAATAGGTGTCTTAGCGGCTTCGGCAGCTCCGCCGAACTGGTTCTTAAGTTCGCCAAGGATAACTTTCTGCGCGCCGAGAACATCGCCGGTAGCGACCAGCGTTTTAATCTGTTCCTTTTGATCGGCAGTAAACGAAACGCCAGCGCGAGACAAAGCCGTAATACCCTTAACGGGATCGTTAAGCGCCTTGCCTAATTGAATAGACGCGCTAGACGCGTCAGTACCTAACGCTACGGAAAGGTCTAACGAAAGCCCTACGGCCTGATCGAAGATATCGTTACCTTCTCCGATTTCGTTACGAACCTTCGCGAACGTAAGTAACAGATTCGCAGACGATTGCACTAGTTCGTCGTCCTTGCCGGTCAGGTTAGAAACCGACGTAGCTAGGTCGCCGATCTGGTCGGCAGTCGTCCACGCCGAAGCGCCGGTAGTTTGGATAACGCGTTCAGTTTCGCGAGCAACTAGAGCCGATTCGGTAGCCGCGTCGAACGCCGATTTCATAGCGAACCCGACGCCAGCAACTACCGCAGCGGAAGCGGCCGCGACCGCCGGAGAGATTTTAGAACCGAGCTGCGAAAGTTTAGACCCGGTAGTAGCTGCGGCATCGTCCACGGAACGAAACGCTTTAGTCGCGCTCTTATCCTCACCGGTAAAAACGATAGAGAGATATTTAGTAGATGCCATCGCTTACCGTCCTTTCATACGTGCGCGGTTTGTTTCTTCGAGATCGTCTAGGTAAACGATTAGTTCAGCGGGCGACAGTCGCCCAATATCCCACGGTTTAATTCCGTATAGATACGACAAAGCGGGCAAGACTTTTAATAGCCTTGCCCGTACTATTCCGGGGTGTCGTCGGTTTCGTTAGGGTCTTCTATAGCTACTTCAAAATCGGCCGGGTTGAGTACGTCGGGCCATTCGTCCAGTACCGCACCTAGCGAAAGGTTCGGTTCACCCGACGCGCGACGCGCCAACCAGAACATAATTTGTAGCGAGTCCACGCCTACCGTATTTTCTCCGCCCCAAAAAGCCGAGAACGGTAAACCGCCGCACGCTTTACGTACCGCGATTTGTTCGTTAAACGGAATATTATCGGGGCAAAACGTATACGTTTCGCCTGAGACGGTGATACGTAAAACGCGCTGCGCTTGTTCGGTTGCTTGCTTGCGTCGCCCGCTGCCGGGTCGTGGTGCGTTTGCCATAGTTAGAACTCTCCTGCAAAGTTCGGATATTCGGTTAGTCGGTAAAAGCTTTAGCGGCGAGCCTGTCTAGTGCTGCGCGATGCGCCGCTACGATGTCGTCTAGGTGACGGGCAAGCGCAGCGTTAATCGCATACGGTCCGCTATTTAGGTCGGCTACTTCCCAACGGTTACCGACCCATTCCGGGTGCTGAGGCTTACCCGGCGGTTTCGTTCGATACCAGCCGGTACGTTTCTTAGCTCCCCAAAACGCGGTGTTCGCCATAGCCGTAGGGTTTCGTTTACCCGACGACGGTTTAATTTGTATTCGAGCTTCTCGCGCGCTAGCCGAACCTTTAATAGCGTTCGCGGCTCTCGCCTGAACACCGCCCATACCTCGGGCTTCGGTTTGGCTAACGCGTTCGCCTATCTTCGCTATCTCACGATTTGCGCGGCTTAACTCTTTCGGCCATTCCGGCCCGACAGCTTTAAGCGCCTTACGGAACTCGCGTAAACCAATAACGTTAACGGCGTAACGCCCGCCGAACTCAGACGCGATAGCCGCGCCGGAAGATTTGCCGGGCTTATACGCCATCGGTTACGGCGTAGCGTCGCTGTTAACGAGAGCGACAGTAATAGCGGAAGCATCGGTAGACGATGCGACACACTTAAACGGTAGCGACTGAACAAGAATTTCGCGCCCGGCAACCTGCGGAGTAGAACCGTCTACGCGAATATTCGTAGTAATGGTTACCGAGTCCGTACCGGAAGTGAACGAAGCGACTAGCGCAGCTTCCGAACCTGTAACGAAACGGCGGTACTGCGTAAGGTCGGTAAACTCTACTTCGATCGTGCCGGAGTATTCCCGAAGGTTAGCTTCGAGAGGTTCCGAAATGCGCTGATTACCGAGGAATCGGCGAGCGTCGTCTAGTCCGTTATTGCCGGAAATGGTAAGGCTCTTAGCGTTAACCGAAGCACCACCGATAGAAACGGCAGCATGGTTAAACTTAAGCGGCTTAATACCGGACGGGTACGAAGCGGCAGCTAAAGCGATTCCGAGAGTGAACGAAATGCTAGTACCGGAAGCGGAAGCGTTCGCGGAAAGCGTCGCGGCCGTCGCCGACTGAACCGAAAGAATCGTAGCCCCGGACGGGATACCGGTACCGGAAATAGGGTTACCGATATCGGAAGCGTTAAACGATGCGCTCGCCGACGTGATCGAAGCGGACCCGGAAGTAGTAACGCCGTCGGTAACTACGCGGTAGTCAATCTCACGGGTACCGACTACATCCATCCCGAGGGTAGCGATTTCACCGGCAGAGCAGGCGATTTCCCACGAGGAAACTTTCATACCCGCATAAGTAAACGGGTAAGTAGTGCCATTCGTAGCGGGTCGCCCAACCTGAATAGTAAGCGCGTCGCCGGTAAGGTCGCCCGGTGTGAACGTATGCGTATACGGTCCCGCGCCAGTAGTAGCAACATCGCCGAACATAGCGGTAAACAGTTTGCCTAGACCACGGTTATAAAGCTCATGCTGAACAGAACCCGAAACGGTAATGTCGCCGCCGTTCCATTGCTGAGAAGCAAGCACGCGACGACCGGCAATGATGCCCGCCGACTCTAAGCGCGCGCGCTCTTGCATAAGGCTTTCGGAAACCAAAGGAAGAAACGCGGTAACCGTTGCCGGTGTACCTACGGTGACCTCAGTCGCGTAACCAATCTGCGCGTCGATACCTGTATAGCCCATTATTTAACTTCCTTCGTCTCGACCGGTTCGGTCTTGTCTACGGCTTTAGCCGACGTTTTTAACGGTTTGTTTGTCCAGCCTTGCGCCGTCAAAAGTTCGGCGTAGGTTTCGTCCACGGTGACGGTTTCGCCATCCGCTACGACAATTTGTAGCGCGGCTAAATATAGGTCGCCGCCTGTAGTGTTCGTTACCTGCATTGTTTACGTTCCTTTATAAAAGGCGGGTAGAAACTGTTACGACAACTTCCGCGAAACCGGTAGGTCCTTCGGGAAACATTGCCGAGGTCTGCCGTTCTTCGGTTACTTCTGCGGAAAGAACGCCGTCGAGATCAGCTAGGGAAGTGTCATCGGCTAGCGTGTCTTCGATCGTGGCGACGATTTGCGTTAACCGGTGCATAGTTTCGGTGAGTGTTCCGTAGCCGATTACGCGAATTTGAAACGGTAGGTTAAAAATGTCGTCGCGTTGTTTACGGCCGCCGGTCATTACCGGAATATTTACGGTGCCGTCGATTTCGTCTAGCCAAATAAGTTCGGCTTGCGGTACCCGATCGCCGGGCCATCCCGGTTCTACGCTCACGTTTGCTAGTAGCGGCTCGGCACGTAGTAGAGATACTACGCGTTCGGCGGCTTGCCAGCGAATAGACGTAGTAGCGGTCACGCTAGACCCGGTGCAATGTATTCGCGGAAACTGTTTAGCAGTCGGTCAACCTCTAGGAAACCAGTAGGTCGGCCTCTATTCCAGTCCGGCGTGCTATAGCGGGTCATAGAACCGTCGAAGCTCTGCGCGATTACGTCGCGGGATTGTCCCGAACGATCCGCGAAAGCAACGGACCGGCAGTATTCCGCGCAAGCACGTAGCAACGGTTCCGGCGGTGTAGCAATACCGTAGGTATATGTCACGGTCAGTACGTCCGCCCCATACCATGCAGGACCGTAAATTAAGCCCGTAGCGGTCTCCGTAGTTAGGTCCGTTAGTAGTCCGGCTACGCCGTCCACGCTGAACGCTGAGACGCTAACTACCGGACGGTTTGCGAGCTGAACCCATTTGTTAGGGCGTACCGTTTGTTCAGCGGTCGCGGTGCGCGTTTGGAAAGCGGTTTGTAGATACCGTTCGGCGATATCTTCAAACTCGGCGACTAGGTTAGTTAGTTCCGTATCCGTGTACGTCGTCTGATTAGATAACGCCGGGATACGTGAACGAACCTGCGCGGGAGTGAGATACGCCACGGCGTTTATTCCTTAGCGGCGCGTCGTGCGCGCGGCTTCGGTTCGGCGGCGGTTTCGGTAACCGGGTCGATGGTGGTCGTCTCGACCTTTGCCGTTTTGCGGGTTACTGGTTCCGCGAAACCGTTTGCGAATAGATCGGCTGCGACGTTTTCGGGTACGTCGAATTCGTTACCTTTGCCCGGCCAGTCTTGGCCGTCAATGGTTCCCGAAATGTCTACAAGCATACGAATACGCATAAGAGAAAGTTTCCTTTATAGGTGGTGGCGGTTTACGCCGGTCCGGGAAGGGGATACCGAACCGACGTAAACCAAACCAAAAGGCGAAGCTATATCAGCTTGCGCCGCCGACGAAATGCTTAACCGCGCCGGTCTGGTCAATGAGTAGACCATCGGTACGGAGCTGCACACGGAACGTACGAACAGAATAGTCGAACGCGAAATCGTCCGAAACTGCAACGTCGATACCGTTAACTTCGCGGATGTAGTAGCTCGGGAAGTGACCGAACAGAACAGACTTAGCCGAAACTGCCGGGTTAGCCATTGAATCGTTCAGGTACACCGGGAAGCCGAGAAGCTGATCGGGGTCGCCATTCATGCCGGGAGCAAAAATGTAGTGATCGTTCGCGGTACCCTTAAGCTTACGAGCCGCAGCCATCGCGGTATTATTCATCATGAAACCGCAGCCGGGTTGCGACGTGTACGCTGATCCAACGCTATAGCGAAGGTCGATCAGATTATCCCCGGTAAATGCACCGGAGACAGAAGTCGAGCCGGTCTTGCCAGCGGTTGAGCTAGTAACGATACCGGTCGGTTTCGAACTGCCGTCGCCCGTGGTCATATGTCCACGAGTAGCGACACCGATAGCGGTACCGGCCTGACGTGCGAGGAAGCCCGCAACGTCTACGGCTCCGTCGCTTGCCAATTCATTCGAGAGCTGCACGAGTACGGTGTACTTGTAAGCTCCGAGCGCGCGGGTAGCAAGAGTCGGATCGGAAGCGGAAGCTTGCGCAGCTTCGCCAACGATAGACGCGGTACTAAACGCGGTAGACGTAGGAACGTTCAGCGTCTCGCCGGTGTTCGTGGTAACGATAGTAGCAACGTTACGCACAACGTTCGTCTGAACGAGGTGTTCCACGATGCGATCGTAAACGGAAGTAGGAACCGCACCACCCGAAGACGAAGACGTAATAGCGCGCTTCTCAAAACGTGCGCTACGAATCTCGCCGTTCATAAGTGAACGAACGGTATCTTCGTCGCTGTTCTCAACCGAAGCGGTAACGGTTGCGCCGAGGTCGGCCGGAACGCCAAGACGGGCGCGGCTTTCTTCGATATCACGGTTACGCTGTTCGGCGTCGATAACTGACTTAATACGCGCGTCGGCGGTATCAAGTTCGGCGTTAATGCGGTCGAATTGCTCTGATTCCTCAGCGGACAGGTCGCGGGCTTCGGTAGCGGCGTGGTCAAGTAGACCCTTTGCCTGCTCCCATGCGCGGGCGCGCTGTTCGCTAAGGTTCTTAATAAACTCAGACATAGCCGAGCCTTTCCTTAGTTGGATTTTTGTAGGGGTAGCAAGTGAATAAACGCGGTGGTGCGCATAGCGTCCGGGCGCGTTATTCGGGTCGCTGGTTACTTACGCTTTCGCGCTAGTTCTAAATACCGTCGGGCGATATCTACAGACCGGCCCGGTTCGGGAATGTCTGTAGCATCGTCGGCGGTGCGTACGGTTGCTCCGGTCGTCGCTGCGTATGCAGGCTGACCCGAAACTACGGAAATCTCATATAGCACGACCTCGCGAAGCTCGCGGCTTTGTCCGTCGTCGCTCCACGCGTCACCGCCGCGCGGTACTGCAAAACCAAAACTCATAGAGTGAACTACGCCTTCGCGGAGAAGTACCGAAAGGTCACGACCGGCGGTCGTATCGGGAAGCGTCATATTAACGCGTAGCCCGCGCTCATCCTCTGCGAGCTGTAGCGAACCGTTCTTAGTGGTCGCTAGTGGCATATCGGAATTGTGGTTTACGTATGCGCGAATTTCCTTACCGGAATTCAGCGAACGCTTAAACGCGCCCGGTGCGATCGTCTCAATAAACGGCAACGGTTCGCTAGGTGAATTAAAGACGGCAGCGTAACCAGTAAACGAACGCGCGAAACCTTCGGCGTCTTCGTCGCCAGCTTGTAAGGTCCCTACCTCGACGGTGCGAAACTCTACGTCACGCCCGGCGATACGGCGAGCCTCTACCGGATAGGCGGCATAACGCACCGGTTCCGGTTCCGTAACTGTTTCTTCGGTCATATCTTCCACCGTCTCTACGTCTACCGGCGTAACGCCCGACGTTAAACTTTCCGGGATAATCCAAAACTTGCATACGCCCATAGGGTCAATATCGCCCGCAACGATTTCGCACGCGCGCGGACCCTCATAAAACGAACAGTTCGAACAAACCAAACCCTCACTAGCAAACGGGTTAGCGGCAGCGTCTACATAATGCGCGCCAGCCTCACCGATGCCAGTATTAAACTGCCCGAACAATTCGGTAACCGCTTCTAAATCTTCGTACTGTTTCTGCTGACGCGGCGTAAGCGGGTACATACCGTCGCCGTTGCGGGTTTCGTTTTGCTGTTCCATAGCTGACGCTTTCGTTTCGTTAGCGGTTTCTACGATTGACTGCGCACGCGTATAGCCTGCGTCGCCGCCCCACAACGCCCACGCGATACGGCCGTTAGACGGGTAACCGTCTTCGCCGGGGCTGAAACCTTCTGCGCGTTTATCTACTTCGTGCCTATCGAAATAGGCTTTAATCCGTCGCCATGTAGCTACGGGTAAATCTTTTCGGTTAACAATGTCGCGCGCTCTAGCGATACCGATAGCGGTACCGCCTCGACCGTATTCGCTGCGCCACGCTAAACCGCGTGCAGCTTCGGTAACCATTCCGTCGTTAGGCGGAAACGCGTCGGGCATTATTCGGGCGGGTCTGCGTCTACGCCGACCGGCGGTAGATCGGGATTGCCACCGGGACCGGCCATAGGTGCGCCCGGCAACGCCATAACAAACGCGTCGCCGCCGGGGAAATAAGGTTCCATACCTTCGACGTGGCGCGCTTCGTTCGGCGTAATGAAACCGGAAGTTATGCCGAGCTGATGAGCGCGGTATCGGTTAATCGTATCGGCGCGAAGAAATGCGGAAGTATCAAACTCGACGCGCTGCCCGGTAGGCATAAGGTTAGAAAACGCCGCTTCGATTCTGCGCAACCATGGCAGGAGAGTAAACGTAAGAAAGTTTAAACCGGCCTGTTCGTTATTTGTGTACGTTTGGCTAGCGGATTTTGCGCCGATCATATGCGCCGGGATACGGAAGATGCGCGCAATTTCTGCGACTGCATACTCTCGCGACGCGTTTAATTCCATATCGGCGGCGGATGCGCTAATAGGTTTCCATTTAACGCCACCGGAAAGAACGGCGGGACGGCGGCGGCGGCGGTGCTGCGTTTCCCATGTAGCTTGCAAAACTTTCGCGGCCTCGACGGTTATATCTCCGTCTACCTCTAGAACGGAAGACGGCGTACCGCCTTCGCCGTACCATTGCGATACGTGACGTTCCACGGCAAGCGCAGAGCCGATCGTATTTCGTTGCTGATGTAACGGGCTAATACCCTTCGCGGCTTGCGGCGGTGTAAACCATCGCAAATGCAAAATTTGGTTAGCGTCAATCGCGGAACCGGCGACCGTGTACGTACGCGAATTTCCTACGATCGTAACGTTTACGTTATCGGGATGTAGCGGCACGACTTGAGAAGGAAGCCCGGCAGTACCGCCCGCATAGTCAAGCCATAGATACGCGTTGCCATGTAATGCCAGCGACGAAACGACCATATGGATAAGTTCGTATTGCGTAACCGTTTCGGCCGGGTCAGTTAAAAAGTTAGGGGTCTCGATACGTGTATTGCGTTCGCCGGTCTGGCTGACCGCACGCAACGGCAACGCCGCTACCGAGTCGGCCAGTAGAGAAACGCACGACAGAACCGCCGCAACCTCTAGCGCGGTTTCTTCCGTAACGTTTTCGCCCGACCAGTTGTTACCGACAAGGAAACCGGTATTCCGTAACGGTGCCGGCATAGCGCGACGGCTAAAAATGCTCATCGCGTAGCCGCCAAGTAAGAACCGGCAATAACCAAAACGCCGCCGCTAATGAAAGCGAACGGAACCGAAACCATAGCGATACCGCAAACGATCGCCGCGGCCCCAATAATCTCAGCGAAAGTAGTTAAGGCGTTACGCATCGGTAAAGCTCCACGGGTCGATAATTTGCGGCACCGTTGCCGGTGTCGGAACGTGCGTAGCGTGCCATACGGCGCGCTCTAATCCTGCGACTGCGCAAACGCCTAAGTCAATATGGCGGGTGCTTTGTTTGTTTTCTTTTGTAGGGCGCGCGCCGCGGGCGTCAATCTTTAGAACCATATTTTCTACGTGACGTGCTAGCCGCGGGTCGCCACTATGGGTAAACGTTTTATCTAGGACCGCATCGTAAAAAAGTTTCCACGCGGTAACCATTCGCTGTACGGAACCCATAGGGTATTCGAGCATAGGTAGACCTTCGTCTTCTAATGCTTGCATAGATCGTTGCCAGCGGTACGGGTCCATACCGATTTCGGCAACCTGCATACAACGAGCTGCGTTACGTATAGCGGTTTCTACTTCGCTAATCGGTACGCGCCATTCGTTAGAGTCGCCGGGCTTTTCCCATAAATCAAGAACGTACATATGAGGCCGTTCCTCAACCGTGACCACTACCACGCCGGTACTGTCACCGCTCCACGATCCATCGGCCATAAGCACAACGGGTAGAGACGGGTCCGGTATACGGTCCGGGTCGGCAAGCTTTCCCCACGCGCCATGCGGCAGCGCAGCAGACGAACCCACTACCCATACGTTCGTTCGTTTCGTACGAAATTCTGACTCCGGTGTACGCACTAGCGTAGACCTGAAATCTTCGTAACTGTTTAAGTCACCTATGCCGGGGTTAGCTTCGGCCCAAACTTTCGGGTCGGTATGGTCGGAGTCTGAACCGGCTTTCGGTTCCCACCATGAAAAGAAAAACGTAGGGTCGTCTATCTCTTTAGCGGCTACTTGTTTACCATGCTGATAAAGCGAGTAACAGAAAGAATCGCGGCCGTAGTTGTCGGTACGTGACCCGGCAGTAGTGATACCTAACATTAAAGGTTCGTGCCGAGCGCCAGCGCCGAGCGCCATAACATCCCATAGCTCGCGGTCCGGCTGAACGTGAACTTCGTCGAATACGACCATTGTCGGAGAGAGACCTTCGGACGCTCCCGCTTCGCGGCTTAGCACCCGATAAACCGAACCGGTGTCGGGAACCTCGATAGCGTCCCGATAAACTTTAGAAATACTCGAAAGCTCCGGGTCTAGCTCAACCATGCGCTTAGCCGAACCAAAAACAATACGAGCCTGCTCGCGGGTACCAGCGCAAGAATAAACCTCACCGCCCGCGTCGCCGCAATAAAGCGACCACAACGCAAGCCCGGCACCTAACGCGCTCTTACCCTGCTTACGTGGCAAGCCCACAAGCGCGGACCGGTGCTTAAGTTTTCCGTCGGGAGTCTCCGCTAGCAAACTGTCTAATAGCTTTAGCTGCCACGGCCGGAGCTGAATAAGATCGCCAGCCGCACCGCCGACCGAAGCCTTAACTACACGGGCGTAACTGTTAATAAATTCGGAAGCCTCACTACCGCGCGTCTTCGTCTTAGCGGTTGCGTTAAACGAAAGCCAACGCGACGGCCACCCGCTAACCCTCGCCACGCGCCCGGCGTAACTGTTCTAACTTCGTAGCAGATTTCACTTCGGCCAGTCCAAGACGCGACCGGCCCGAAGGATCGAAACCGAGCGCAGACATTTGCGAAAGTATTTGCTTCTCTAGATCTCGTAAAGCCTTACGAGCTTCGGCCGATTGCGTAGCCATAACAACGGTGCGCAAGCTTGCGCGTTCCTCGATTGCTTCGCGGAGCATTGCTAGCGCGAGCGTGTCAGTTTGAGCTAGCCAAATTTGCCCGGCCGTTAGCACGTAATCCAACGCGCTAACCGGGTCTAGTTCTACTGGTTCCGGCATGATGGCGGGAACCGCGGCTAGGTTAGACAAATTCGGTACCCGGTCGCCGCGAGCAGTCCCGCGGCGTTTCTTAACTTCGGTCGGCGTAGGCGGTCTGCCTCTCGGTGCCATAGATTCCCCTTTTACGAAAGTTACTTCTAAATAGTTGAGACCAAAAAAGACTCATAAGCCGTAATGCCCGACCCGCTCGGGAATTATGACAATGCACAAAAAAGGG